AACCCCAACGTGTGTTCCGCGACACCTCTATATAGGGGTGTCGATCGACAACGATCGCCGGCGCCGGCGGTCACTCGTCGTTGTCAATCAGCCTTCCGATGTCGTCGATAGAGCGCACACCCACGACGACGAGATGAGGGCCGGCGTACGGGGGTGGACCGTTGTCGTGGATCCGGAACATCAGGATCAGTCCCCCCGGCAGCCAGGCGACGCGGATGCCTTGCCGCTTCGAGGTGGCGGGCAGCTCATTGACGGCGACGTTGTTCGGATCGAACGGGTCATCGGCGATCTGTTCGAGCGCGGCGATCACGAGGTCTCTCATGTCGTCGTCCAACGCGTTCACCGCGTCGACGAGCAGATGGAAGTTCAGCCACTGCCACATGCCGAATGCCGCAGGGCTGTCCGGGCGTCAGTGCGTGAGGAGCGCTCGCAGGTGCGCTGTATCGACCGCTTCGCCGAGGGTGCCGGCGGCAATCGCAGCGTCAGCGGCCTCGACCTGGGACTGCCAGGTCGGATCGCTTTCGAGCATGGCGAGCGCCACCCATCGCAGCACGAACCGCAGGAACGCGTTGCGAGCATCGGGCCCGGGGTCGATCGACAGTCGAGAGATGTGCTTGGCGAGCCCCTCATTGAATTCCGTGCGCGCTTCGGGCTCGTGTTCGAGCACGTTGAGCACGGCCTGGATTGCTTCCACGGTGATGGTGGGCGTCGCTTCCTGCATCGGTCCTCCGATCGGTCAGCGTAGGCCGAATCTTGACGCTTGGGCCATAGGATCCGGTGGATCCTGCACAGGTTGTCCACAGCGGGATCCACAGACACCGGCGGCCGCTTGTGGGACGCGGGGACGCCTCCGGCCGGGCCGCTCTGTGGGGATGCGGTCGTACCGGAGGCGCCGACCACCAGGTTCGCCACCACCCACCACCGCTCCTCCCGAAGCACAGGGGTACCGTCTACGGGTACGTTGCGCGCCGCGGGGGGCGCAGCTGCGGGGTGATGGGATGAGGCAACGTCGAACGGTGATGGTGCTGTTGGCGGTGGTGGTGGTGGCGGTGGGGTGTTCGAAGTCGAAGACGCCGGCGGCTGCGTCGACGACGTCGTCGAGCTCGTCGTCGTTGGCGGCCGGGCAGCCGGACCGGCTCCATCCGAGCCCGACGCTGACACCCGGGGACGTGTTCCCGGTGACCGCGGAGCAGGTGTGTGTGCGCGGGTACAGCGCGTCGGTGCGGTCAGTGTCGGAGTCGACGCGCGACCAGGTGTTCGCGGAGTACGGGCTGACGAACGTGAACCGCGAGGACTACGAGGTCGACCATCTGATCTCGCTCGAGTTGGGCGGGTCGAACGACATCAAGAACCTGTGGCCCGAGCCATTGCACGACCCTGCCGGGAACGGTGCGGTGGACAAGGATGCGATCGAGAACCAGTTGCACGACATGGTGTGCAGCGGTGAGACGACGCTCGCCGACGCCCAGCACGCCATCGTCCATTGGGACACCGTGAACATCGCGTCGCTCGTCAGCACGACGACGACGACGGCGCCGACGACGGCTGCACCGACGACGGCACCGCCTCCGCCGCCAACGACAGCGCCGTCGGGTGGTGACGTGTACTACGCGAACTGCGCAGCGGCCCGCGCTGCCGGTGCGGCGCCGTTGTACCGGGGTCAGCCGGGCTACCGGCCGGCGCTCGACCGTGACGGCGACGGCGTCGCCTGCGAATAGCTTGCAGGAGTAGAACGCCCGCATGAGTGAGCGGGCGTACGACGTGGCGGTAGGCGTGTTCTTCGGCTTGTGGCTGTTCGCGGTGAGCGTGGCCGCGATCGGCGGGCTGTTCCTGCTCGCCCTCTGGTACCGCACCCACTGACGCGAGGCGTCCTCGGCCCGGGCCGATCTGTGGGGATACGGTCGGAGCCGAGGACGCCGCCGATCGTGTTCGCCAACCCCGCCGGGAGGTCCTGCTCAGTCGACGGTCGCGAACGACTCGAGACCCATCACCGTCAGGTGCCGGCGAATGTGCGGCCGCATGCGCCGCACGGTGACGTGCATGCCGAGCCGGTAAGCATGGACGAGCACCGCGAACCCGCGGCCGTTGCAGAACGTCACGCCGGCCATGTCGAACGTGACGTCGCGCACACCGTCCTGGTGCAGCTGGTCGACGCGGGCGATGAGCTCGTCGACGACCGCGATGTCGAGCTCGCCGGCCAACGCTTCGACATGCGTCACGGTCAGGCGTCGAGGACGAGTCGGTCGAGCCAGGAGGTCTCTGGGTCGTCGTCGCCACCTCGACGGAACAGCCATGCGATGAACAGCCGGAACAGTCGCCACAGCTCGCTCATCGCCGCTTCGCCACGGCCTTCTTCACCGCCGCCGGCTTCTTCCGCCGCTGCGGCTGCGCGGCGAGCTGCTCGAGCTCGTCGATCGTCGCCTGCCGCGCCGCGACCCGAGCATGGCCAGCGGCCTGCACGACAGCGTCCGAATGCGCCTGCGGTGACCACGTGCGACGCCGGGCGAGAAGAATCACGGCGACCGCGACGGCAGCAGTGATCGCCGGCATCCAACGGGCGCCGATGACACCGGAGGGATCGACGGCAGTGAGGATGGCGCCGGCGAGGGCGACGATCGCGGCGGCGAGGCCGTTGGGGTCGGATGACGGTGTGGGCATGGTTCAGCCTCCGAGGTGGTTGGTGGCGAGGGTGACGACGTCGCCGCCGTCGGACAGGGCGCGTGCCATGTCGGCGAGCGGGATGAAGAACCGGCCGCCGGCCCACCAGCGCAACCCGGCGTCGGTGCCTTTCACGCCCCAGCCGCGGCCCCAGCTGTTCTGCGCTTCGACGCACTCGCCGATCGGCGCGCCGAGCGACGTGTCCAAGTGGACGCCGACGAGCTCGTACTCGTGGCCGCCGCGCACTGACCCCTGGTAGTGGACGACCCCGCGGTCGTCGGGGGTGTCCATGCCGGTCAGCCAGTTGGTGCCGGCGGCGCACGGCCCGACCGCGGAGAGGATCCGGACGAGGTCGTCGATCCCGAAGCCCCACAGGTACTGGGTGGCGAACCCGAGACGAACGGCGGCTTTGCAGGCGGCGAGACCGGTGGACCCGGTGTCGTCCGGCGGCCAGTGCCCAGGGACGGCGTCGTCGTCGAGCGTCGTCGCGAGCTTGTACACGCGGCGTGCTGAGGCTTCGGTGAGCTTCTCGCCTTTCCGCCACACGGGGTCGGTCATCGCGAGCCCGGCGACTGCGTTGCCGGTGCACGAGCCGAGATCGCCCTGGTCCCACGGGCCGCAATGGCGGGTCCACACCTTCGACGTCGGGGTGACCTGGTCGACGGGGGCGCGGTAGCGGCGGGAGCGGGGGTCGTGGTGGATGTGCCGTCCGAGGCGTTGGCCGGGGATGGGTTGTTCGGGGATTCGTTGGATGAGCACGGTCACCCTCCGGGTCGGGTGGTGGTGGGCGTGATCTGGTTGCCTTGCGCGTCGAACTCGGGCGGCGTCGGTGTGGGGCAGATCTGTTCGATCGACGCGAGATCGGATTGGTCCTGCGCGATGCGGGCCTGCAGCTGTGCGATGGCGGCGGTGTCGTTGCGGTTGGCGGCGAGCGCAGCGGCGACGTCGGCGAGGAACCGGTCCTCGTGGTTCTTGCGGCAGTCGGTGTGCTCGAACCACGCGGTCGTGTAGTCGGTGATCGGTGATCGCCGGCGGAGCGAGGCCGTGACGTTCTCGGTTGCGCGTGATGCGCGGTCGGCGGATTGGCGTGCACCGTTCGAGAGGAACACGACGCAGCCGAGCGCTACCGCGACCACGACGACGATCAGCCAGTTCCGGGCGCGGTCGGTCACGACTGGCCCCTCATGCGAGCAAGCTCGTTCTCGGCGACCTGCAGCTGGTAGCGAACGATGTTGAGCCGCTCGATGACTTCGTCGCGCTCACGCTGGTAGCGCGCAACCTCGTCCCAGGCGCGCTGTTCGGATGCGCGTGCGCGGTCGCGTTCATCTTGGGCGTCACGGACGCGGGCGTCGTTGACCTTGTCGACGCGGGCGGTGGAGTCGCGGCTGTTGGCGAGCATGTAGCCGGTGACGGTGACGAGCGCGGTGGTGACGGCGCCGAGTCCGATGGTGTTCGGGTCGAGAGCGGCGAACAGGTGCACGGGGTCACTGCCGGCTTCCGGCGGCGCGTCGGGACCAGTACCGGAAGTCGCCGTCCCACACGCGGTAGAGGACCACGGCGGCGAGCATGTAGATCGCCGAGGAGCCGACGCCGGACCAGCTCGAGGCGAGCTCGCCCTTCACGGCACGGAACGCGATCGAGGCGACGCGGGAGAGAACACCGATGACGGTGAGGATGCGGCTGGCTTGCCACCAGCGGGGCGAGTCGAGGCGCCAGGCGAACACGAAGCAGGCGACGGCGGCAACGGCGAGCCATGCGGGCCAGAGCCACGGGAGGTACACCTCGACGTTGCGGCCTTGGTAGTACGCGATGGCGGCGACGGCGAGTAGCACGCCGATCACGAGGATTGTCGCCCTGGTGCGCGCCACGTTCATCGGTGCCGCTGCACGGCCGTGTCGTTCAATGTGGCAGCCCGAGCGACGCGACCTGGTCGTCGGTGAGGATCCACACCGGCCGTTCGACTTTCGTGCCGTCCGAGTTGTTCGTGCCGTCCCAGATCTTCACGGTGTTGGGGTACGCGACGATCTCGACGCCGAGGGTCTTGGCGTAGATCTCCTCGATGTTGAGGAACCCCATTCCCTTCGACGGGTCGACGGTGACGTGGCTGCCGTCGCCGAGCAGCAGCGACACGGCCGACCCGGTCTTCGACTTCACGTAGGTGGCCTTCACGATGTCCTCCTCGGGGACGGGTGGCTGGTCGACGAGCGCGCGGATGTCGCCGAGTCGTGGGTAGAGGTGCGCTCCGGGGCAGGCCGTGGCGTACACATCTCGATGGCCCTTGAGAACCCACCCATCGCGCACGAGCTGTCGCTGCTCGAGTGAGCGCAGTAGATCGCCGCACGCGTGCAGCGCCGCGTCGGTGGGTTGGTCGTTCTCGAAGTTGCCGATGAACGAGACGCCGAACGAGATGTCGTTCTGCGACTGGTTGGCGTTGTTGATGGTGTGCGCGCCGCGGTGGACGGTCATGCCGTCGAGGACGACACCGGACGGGTGGATGACCCACGAGTAGGAGGGGACACCGAAGCGGGCGATGTCGATGGCCTCGATGTTGCGCATGTCGACCGCTGGATCCGGCGACGGCATCGTGACGGTGTGGTGGATGTAGACGGTGCTAACCGGGAGGCCCGTCATGAGGGGCCTTCGGGAGACGTCGTAGGTGGCTCCCCACTGCTCCCGGGTCAGTTCCTGCACACCGTCACGGTGCGGAATCGGTGGGCTACGGGGCGGGATGCAGCCTGCGCGTCAGGCGCCGAGGCGGAAGGCGTGCAACCGGGCTGAGGTGAGGTTGATGGTGCCGCCTGAGGACTGGAAGACGTTCATCCCGAACGTGTCACCTGCAGCGAGGTCGAACAGGCCCTCGGTGCTTGCCGAGTCCTCGCCCGGGCCGAATGGGTTCCGGGCGAACTGGCTCGGTGACGTCGAGGAGGTGATCTCGACGAACGCCCGGCCAGCGCCGATCGACGCCGCCATGTTCACGCTGCCGTACACGGCGTAGAGCCCACCGAGGTTGGCGGGAACCGTCAACGCCAAGGTGGGCACGGTGGTGAAGCTACCGTTGTCCTGGTCCTCGATCGTGAACTGCACCGTCGTCAACGATGCGGAAGCGATCCCGAGCGTGGTGGCGCGCCGCCATTTCCCGCCGATGCGAGCGTTCTCGTCGGGGTACATGCCGCCCAGCACGACCGGTGTCGGCCCGGAGTCGAGCCACACCACTGTCTCCCCGACCACGTACCGATAGGGGTGAGCGATGCAGCGCATCGGGCGGCCGTCGACGCTGATGGTCGGCGGGTTGTCGCCGGCGTTGATGGCAGTGACGCTTCCGAGTCGAACCAGTTGCCCGGCCTTAGTTGCTTCCGCCACGGACTGCACGAACGCTGCTCGCGACGACTGCCTCACAGCCGGCGCTCCCGCATCGTGATTTGCATCGCCCCGGCGCGCAACCCGATCGGACCGACCGACTCGAGCACGTACACCCCGGACGCTCCAACCCGGGCGCGCGTCACCGAGCACAGATCACCGGGCTCCATCGCAGGGTTCAACCGGGTTGTCGCCGACAACCGTTCGACCAGTCCCGTCACCTTCGGCAGCCGGGCGGCAGCCGCGTCATTCGCCTGCGCCTGGGTGGTGATGAGCTGCGATGTGTAGAAGAACGGGACCGGCCCGTACGTCGACGCCAGCGGGTTGGCGGGGTCATAGTAGGTGGGCGAGCTCGGGTCGGTGTCCCACGCCTGCCCTTCGACCGGCGGGCTGGTCGTGCCGGCGGACTCGCCGCGGACGACGACGCCGTTGTACACCTTGCTCTTCGACAGGTTCCGCTTGATCTGTGTCATGCGGGTGTCCGACGTTTCGGTGAGCGTCCACACCGGGTCGCCGGTTTGATCGAACGGCACGACCACGTAGCGGCCCTGCCAGTCGACGCGAAACACGTAGCCGATCGCGTCGCACATCTGCCGGATCGCGTCGAGATACGTCGACTCCATGTCGAATGTCAGCAGCGGCGTCGCGTAGGTCGTCGGGGTGACCTGCAGGTCAGCATTGGGATCGACGGCGGAGACGAGCGCGGTGATGGCGTCGGTGAAGTTGGAGAACGACGACACGGTGTACGGGTTGATGAACCGTGCCCGATCGAACTTCGCGGTGCGGTCAGCGCATGTCAACGTCATGGTGAGCGCTCCGCCGTCTTCGACGACGTCCACGTCGCTGATCTCGAACACACCCAGCTGTGTCAATAGTTGTGCGCCGGTGGCAGGGTCGATGAAACCGACATAGGGAATGACTTCGGTCGGTGCGACTGGCGAAAACGGTGACGTTGGCGTGGTTGGCACTAGTGCGGCGGTGGTCGCGTCGAGGGAGAGGACGACAGTGGCGGTACCGCGGATGCTCCGCGTCTCGTCGAAGGTGGCGCTGCCGTCGACGATGCTGACTTGTGTGCCGGGAATCGCGACGGTCTTGTCGGTGGTGAAGAGCAGCTGGCCGGCCTGGACGACATCGACCCGGCTGACGACCTGGTTGGCGCCGGCTGCCGCGACGGTGGCGCCGGGGAACGGGCGCGCCATCTACGGCACCCGGACTTCGGTGAACTGGAAGTCGACCTCGTGGCTGTGGCGAATCGGAGTCGTTTCAGACGCCAGCTTGGTCGCTGCGTGCAGCGAGAACGTGGTGTCGCCGGGCTGCACGTACCATTGGCGGCCGAGCACGTCCTGCAACAGGAGCGTCCGGCCTGACTCGAGGAGTTTCACCAGCGCTGCGTAGTCACCGCTATTGAGCGCGAAGATCGTGCATTCGATCACCGCACCCTTCACACCGTCATGCGAAACGGCCGCGACGGTGTCACCGACCGGGTAGTTCACGGACTCCGGTTTCGGTCGTCCGATGCGCGGAGCAGCCTTCACTTTGATGACCATGTTGCGTGTCGGGTCGATCGGGTCCTTCAACCACCACACCTGCGCGTTCTGTATGCCAGATACGACACCGGAGTTGCCGCCGACGACGGTGCTGCCGGCCACGACATTCGACACCCGAGCGCGGTACTGCACGGTGAGACCGTTGGGGACTTCATAGTCGTAGATCGTTGTGAGCTGTCCGGTGGCTTTCTGACCGGTGACAGGGCTGCCTCGGACTGCGGTCCAAGTGACGCCGCCGTCGAGGCTGCGTTCGACGATCAACGCGTTCGTAGCGTTGTCGTAGCCGCCAGCCGTCCACGTTGTCGACGAGCCGGGAACGAGGCCGATCTGGTCGAACGCGTACTGCTCACCCGCGGCGGACACCCCAGGAACGTTCAGCACCACAGCCGCAAACGCTGCATTCGCTGGTGCGTTGGCGGTGACTGACACTTGCGTGGTCCATCCGGTGTTCGTCGGTGTGGCGGTAGCACTCGAGCTGGTCGAGATCACGGCGCCGGCGACCGTGTACCAGACGATGTCGATGCGGACACTGCGACCGGTGGTGGCAGAGATGCGGCGTGCGACGGCCATGGCCGTGTACTGCTGGTTCGGCAACACCGGGATCCCATTCGTCCCGGTCGGGGTTGTGGCGGACGTGCCGCCTCCCGCCGTGGATGCGAGCTGCAGCGATGCGACGCCGTGCGCGAACTGGGTGGTGATCCGCGAGATCGTCGTGTTCGCGCCAGCTGCCCAGCCGCTCGTGTCTGTCTCGATGTCGGCCTGGTTGGCGGTGAGCTCGTTGTCTCGGCCTTGGACGTTCACTTGCAGCCGGGCGTTTGCGGTGTCGGCGACGACGGTGGTGACGACGGGGGGGGCAGGCGGGTCAAGGACGATCGTGAACGTCGGGCCCGCAGTCCACAACGAGTAGTGGTCCTCGCCGTTGACCTGGGGTTGCCACACCTTCACGTACGCCTTGTACGTGGTGCCGTTGACGAGGTCGGCACCGACGATGGCGCTCGCGACGGATGAAGCGACAACGCCGGAGTCCCACGCCGGTGTCGACGTGTCGGGGTTGAACGAACCGGCGCCGTAGGTGGTCGAGTCGAAGATCTTGACCTGATACTTCTGCTGTGCGTCACCTTCAGGGTCGGAGTAGGTCCATCCGACAGTCGGGCGTGATGTGCCCTGGTTCCCTGACGGTGTGATGGCCGACACCGCGGGCCGCTCGTTGTACGTGACGTCGATCGACAGCTCGCTCGCCTTCGCTACGCCGGGATACGGCGCGGCAGCTTTCTGTTCAACCGTGAGTGTCACAGTGACGGCACTGCCGTCGGGCGTCTCCTGATTCCAGTTGTTGCCGTTCGAGAAGCCCGTGAACCACGCGCTCGTCCAGTTGCGGAGCACACCGTCGGACGCCTGGTTCGGCTTCCCAGGCGCCGGCGACACGGCGATCAGGCTTGGCACGCCGGACGGACGCCGATGAGTGATCGCGTAGACGTAGAACTGCTCGTTGGCGTTGCCGCGAGCGGAGCGCAGGTTGACCCGCACCCTCGAGATCTTCGCTCCCGCTGGGATCGTCGGCGTGGCGAACGTGAACTCGACCGGGATCAGCTGATTCGTGGGCGGTGTCGAGTAGTCACTGTCACCGGCGGCCATCGCCTGCCACATCGTCGCTGCACCGGTGGTCGTGTATCCCGGTTCGCCCGGGAACCAGTACCCCGTCGGGTGAAGGTTGACGTTGCCCATCAGTGCACCGCGAGTTCTCGCGTCAGACCGTCGATGGCCTTCTCGATGGCCGGCTCAACGGCACGCCGCACCGCGATCTCGAACTTGCCGCTGTCGACGCTTGCATCGGCGCGAACGTCGACGTGCGCCAAGGGCGAGTTCACGTTCAACACGACACCGCTGCCACCCTGCGCACCGTCGCGAACAGCACGATTCGGCAAGCGAGGTTGCGGTGGGACAGCCGCCGTCGCGAACCGTCGTTGGCGGGTGTCGACGACATCGGCGCCCAACCATCCCGCGGCCGTCTTCAAGATTTCGAGACTGCGGTTGCGGTCACCCAGCCGCGGGATGAACGCCTCACCACCGGTCTCCGGCTCTCCGTACCGGAAGAGCTGTGTACGTGCGATGTGCGCGGGTGTGGTGGTGCCGCCCCAGGCCATCGGTGTGACGACACCACCCCAGCGGGGACCGGGTAGACCGACCGACTGGTTGCTGGCCAGGTAGTAGGGGACGCCGTTGACCTTGAGATTGGCGTAGAAGGTGAACGACCGTCCCTGGTTCGCCTGGATGAACGCGTTGATGGAAGCGGCCGCCGGATCGGTGTTGACGTTGGCCGTCGTTGTTGGGTTCGACGCGGAGTACTCGGCGAACTTGGTGTGCAGCAGCCAGTCGATGAACCCCGATGCCGGATTCGCATCGAGGTACGCCGGCGTGGTCGGGTTCGAAGCCGCATACTCCTTGAAATACTTGCCCATCAACCAGTCGAGCACCGACTTCGCTGGGTTGCCGTCCACGTACAGCGAAGCCGTCGGATGTTCAGCCTGATACTGCGGGAACAGCTTCTTGGTGATGTAGTCGAGCTCGGCGAGCACGCGCGACCCGTCGACGTCGGGTGTGATCTTCTTGCCGTTGAGCTTGTCGATCGCCGCTTGCGCGTCGGTGAAGGACTTGTTGTCGATGAGCGCTTGGATTTCGGGGTGCGCCTTGGCTCCGCCGAGCTGGTCGAGTTGCCCCTGCAGGGCCGTGACCTGAGCGGCGACGGCTTCGCCGCCGACCTGTTTGATGGTGGTTTCGATCTGGTCGGGCATGAGCCCGTAGCGGCTCAACAGCTGGTCGACGGCGGCGGTGTTCTTCCCCAGTGGGTCGAGCTGGGCGCGCAACGTGTCCGCGTAGTTCTGCAAGACCATGCGGGCGCCACCGACATCGCCGCTTTGCTTCACCAGCGCCAACGCGTAGTCCTTCGCTGCCTGCGTACTGTCGATGACCTGTTGCAGATGGGTGCGACCGATCTCGGTGGAGGCGTCGAGCGCGTCGTTGACGCCGAGCTGCCCGTCACGCACGTCCGTGAAGGTCGATTGCAGCTGCGCGAGCGAGTCGTTGTAGCGAATGGCGGCCTGATCGGCATTGAGGTTCTTGCCGGCGAGCTTGTCGAGCGCCTGGCCGAGCAGATCAGCTGCCGACGACGTGGCGTCGAACTTGCCCTTCAGCTGGTCCTGCGCGCGGACGAGGTCGAGTGCAGCGTCCTTGTTGATGCCGGTCTTGGCAGCGAGGGCATCGGCCCGCGCGAGAAGGTCTTGGATGCTGTTACCGAGCGTGTCGAGGCCGTCGGCACCGGATCGCAAGGCGGCGCGGTAGTCGGTGTCCCAGGGTGCGATGGAGTTGTCGGCGGACGTGCGCAGGTCGTTCATGCCGGCGCGCACCTTGCCCAGTTTGTCGGTGAGATAGGTGTAGCTGCCGCCCGCGATGTCGATCTGGCTGCGGATCTTCGACACAAAATCGTCGCCCTGCTGCTTGGCTTCGCGCATCATGTTCGACCATTCGGCGAACGCGGCTGCAGCACCGGCGACGGCGATCCCGATCGAAGTGATCCCTTGCGGCAACGCAGCGAGCTGCTCGCGAATGGCTGCGATGCCTCCGGAGATGCCGCCGGTCGCGAACGCGCCTCCGATGAGCTTCACGACGTCGAGGAGCTTCCCCAGTGCCGTGCCCGCCGCGGTGACGTCGTCGACCCACGACGCGATCCGCGACGTCGCGAGAGCGGCTCCGAGCGCGGCGAGCGCAGGGACAGCGATGTTGGCGTGGTCGGCGATGACGGACAGCACGTTGGCGAGCAGCTGCAGCCCCGACCCGACGAGGTAGACGACGATCGGCGCGACGTCGGCGGCAACCTGAGCGACACGCGGGAGGATTTCGGCGGCCAGGCGGCCGAACTGCGTGACGACGTCAGAGACGAGCGGCGCCAGTTGGCGGATGGCGTCACCGAGAACAGGACCGAGGGTGCGGGCGACGTCGACGAGCGCCGGGCCGAGCCGGTCGAGAACCCCCGCGAGCGCCTGCGACAACAACCGGACGAGCTCGGACAGGGCCGCCACGATCGGCGGGCCCGCAACGTGAGCTACGTCGAGGAGACTGCTGCCGAGATGCCCGACGGCGTCGCGTCCCTCCTTCGTCGACAGCAACAGACCGGCGAGAGCGCCCGTGATCGGCGAGAAGGCGGGGACGAACTGCCCGAGCAGCGGAATGTTCCGCAGGGCCATGGTGGACATCGCTGCGCCGACCCCAGCGATGACCGGTTCGAGCCCGGCAAGCTGATGTTGCAGCGACGTGAGCGGACCGATCAGCGCCGGCAGCCGAGTGGGGATCTCACCGACGAAGCGGGTCATGGGGGTGAGCAGGTTCGACACGCTCTGCCCAACCCGACCCAAGGCGACCGCCAGCGGTTGCCCTTCGACCGTGATCGCCCCAAGGGACTTCGCTGTCTCATAGCCGGTGTGGATGATCTGACCGAACGCGGGGAGGAACGCCTGGCCCACGTTGACCTGGATGTCGTTGATCAGCCTGGGGATGGAGCGGAGCTGCTTGCCGGGCTGCTCCATCGCCGCGGCGTACGACCCGGCGATCGTGGTGCCTTCCTGCAGAACGGCGTTGAGGACAGCCTGCTGGCGTTCCGCTGCAGTCAACTCGGTCGACGACTTGCCGATGCTCTTGGCATAGGCATCCATCGCCTGACCGGCCTCGGTAGTGAGTCCGGCGTTGCGCAGCACGAGGCTGTTCTGCGTCTGGATGCCGTGGAGAATGTCGGCGAGAACGTCGGTGCTGTTCCGGCCGGAGAACACGGCGGCGTCCTGCGCGACGCGGGCCAGCTGGGTGGCTTGAGCAAGGTTGAGATTCTGTCGTGCCAGCGAGGCGACGAGCTCCTGCGCGACACCGGCTTCGATGCCTTGTGCACGAACACCGGCAACCTGCTGTTGCATCGCGTCGTAGCTGACGCCGGTGACGCGCGCCAGGTTCTCGAGGACGCCGTTCATCTCCTGCACACGAGCAGCGACCAGGGTCGAGGTGGCGATGAACCCGGTGCCAGCGACGCTGAGCCCTTCGAACGCTGTCGCACCGACGTGTACGACGTCGGAGAAAACGGTGCGCGCGACGTTGCCGAGGCCCGCTACGGCGTCGCTGACGAGCCCGAAGCCACGCTGCCCGGACGTGCTGATCCGGTTGACTTCGGCGTCGAACCCGCGGATGTCGGACGCTGCCTGGCCGAGACCGGCGCGGAGTTGCGCGGCGTCGAGGCGGAGCAGAATCTCGAGCGACTTCTGCGGCGCCACGACCTACAACTCCACCGAGCCGGCCGTCATCTCATTGGATGCATCCTCGTCGTCGCCGGTGTTCGGCACCAGGACGATCGACTTGCCCGTCTCGTCGGTGAGCTCTTCACGTGCGTCCGCAATGGCACGGCAGCCTTCGCACTCGATGACGCGCGCGAGGTACGGCGGGTCGCGATAATCGTGTCCGGTCGCAGGGTCGATCCAGTCGCCTGGGAGGGTGCCGCAGGACGGGCAGCGTTGCGCGCGGTCCTCAGCAAGCAGGTCGAGGTAGGCAAGCGCGGCGTCCTGGTCGTCGTCGAGCCACAACGGTTCCCCCGGTTGCGGCCACGGCCGCCCGAGGAAGATCGACAGCGGGATCAGGTAGTGGTGGGCGGCACCGAGTTGAGCATGGAGGCGAGAATCGCCTCGTAGCCTTTTCCCAAGCTCACACGCCGATCCGACTGGTTGACCAGCAGGACGGCGGAGAACAGCTTGTCGAGCTCACCGTCATTCCACGCGGGCGAGTCCCACAGTTTTCGGGCCTGTGCCTCGGTGATCTTCGGTTCGACGCATGTTGCGGCGATCGCGGCGGGTGGGAACGTGTCAGCATTCCAGCCGAGCTTCGTGACCTGTGAGGGCATCACGCCGCGCTCGAGCTGCGCCGCGCGGTGTTGCTGTTGCTGCTCGTCGGTAGCTGGGTGCTCGTCGAGCAGGCGTCGCCACGCGAGCCGGCCGATCCCACGGAACCGGAACGTTGCGGTGCGGTCGTCGCCGAGATCGACCGTGACGGTTTCGGTGTCGGGCTGCTTCTGCTCGAGGATCTCCTCGATGGACAGCACCTCGACCGTGTCCGCGGCGGGTTCGGCTTCCTGCTGAGCGTCAGGGCGTTGTTCGGTGACGGTCACGCCGCCTGCACGGCGTTCTTGTTCGGGGTCGATGTGATCGCGCAGTCGACGGTGAACATCGAGGCGTTGTTGTTCGAGTCGACCTGCGAGTCGTTGAGCGCCGCAATCGTGACGGGGTACACCTCGGCGCGCTTCCCGGCGAGCTGCCCGTACCGCATGATGATCACGTACCCTGCGGTGCCTTCGGCGAGGGCGGTGCGGATGGTGCTCGACGCGTCGTCGTCGTAGAAGACCATCGCGGGGTTCCCGGCTTGCTTGCGGCCGGGGATCTTCGAGTCGAAGTCGGTTGCGGCGTCGGGGGTGTCGATGAAGGTGGCCGACGATTCGAAGTTCTGCAGCTCGCGGAGACCGGCGGCAACGAAGGTTCCGGGGGTGCAGAGGACTGTGCCGGCGTTGATCTCGGCCTGGGTGGGTGCGGCAAGCGACGCGACGGCCGGTGCGAACACGACCTTGGCCTTGTTGGACGGCTTGTATCGGGCCACGTCAGGACTCCTCGGTCGAATCGGTGGGGTGGGGTTCGCTCACGAGCAGGTCCGTGGCGATGTCGGCTTCGATGTCCGGTTGAGCGAAGTGCTCGTCGATGGCGGCGAGCACGTCGGCTTTCCTCGCCTTCGGTTCGACGGGTAGGTCGAGGTGTGCGGCGAATCCGGCGAGCTCAGGGCGGGTGAGGTCGTCGAGTTCGCCGATTTCGCGGCCCGTGTATTCGCTGGCCGCGACGAGTGCGGCGGACACTCGTTCCCAGCCGCGGGACTCGTAGTGGCTGGCTTGTGCTTCGCCGCCGTCGCCGTTGATGTCGACGGCAACCATGAGCCCGCCGGTGTCGGGGTGTCGGAGGATGATCATCAGATGCGCACCACCGCGATCGTGAGCCCGGCTGTCGCCGAGTAGGAGATGTCGCCGAACCCGTCGGGTCCGGTGAACCGTTGCGCTTGGAGCGGGCCGATCATCACATCGCCGGTGTTGGCCGGGATGACGACGGCAAGGTCCACGTCGGTGCCGAAGTTGGATGGCACCTTGGAGTCGATGGTGACGGTGCGGGTCGCGGCATTGGTGTTCTTGACGTGGAGGAACACGTTGTCGCCGGGCGAGAACTTGTCGCCCGCTCCGCCGACGGCGGCGTACGAGGGCTGCAGTCCGGCCTGGTTGATGACCTGGGTCGCGAGTGTCGCCACGGCTCCCAGCGTCAGGCTGGGCTGAGCTACCGATGCGGATGCAGGTTCCGGCCGCAACGGGCGCACACGATGGCGCGCCGTGGGATGCGTGACCGGCAATACGGGCACCGGTTGAAGCCTTCGAAGGCGCCGCGCAGCAGGATCAGGCCGCCGACGACGATGATCGCGACCAGGGCGACGGAGACGAGCGCTGCGAGGGCTGCCACGGGCGGCAGGTTATGCGGTGGGGCAGATCCACAGGCGGTAGCGGATCGCTGTGTTGTATACGGGGCCTTCGTGGTCGACGCCGCTTGTGGAGTCGAACTCGCGGTCGGTCACCTTGGCGCCTTGGTTGGTGAGCGACCGGGTGGTGCCGTTGAGTTCGTAGTCGTCGATCGGGTTGGTGAAGTCTCGTCCGGTACGTGCCCGGATCGCTTGGTCGGCACGGTCGCGCAGCATTCGGGTCTGGAGCGGCTCGTAGCCGACGCAGCTGATCTGCACGACAAGGTAGGTGGTTCCTTCGGTGACAGCGGCGTCGCCTTCGACGTACCCGCCGGGGATCTCCATGACCACGCCGTAGGGTTCGCCGTCGGTGACGCCGAGGGGGGCGTCGCTGTCGGCGAATTTTCGTCCGGTGACGTTGGTGAGCATGCGTGCGACGGCGGCACAGACTGGGGCGGTGTCGGGCGGGGTGGAGGTGCTCACGTGATGGTGTCGATGAGGCTGGCGGCGGCCTCTTCGAATCTGGGTGCGACCTCGTCGAACGCCGGGCCGAAGTGCGGGAAGGGCGGCTGGTGGTAGAGCCGGCCGAGCCGGTCGCGCATGCCCATGAATCCGAACTCGAGGCGGCGTGCTTGGGGACGGTTGGTGCCAACTGATGCGGCCGGGGCGTCAGTGGTGTCGACGTCGAGTGAGATGGAGCGGTTGTAGTCGCCGGAAATCATGCGAGGTCCCGGCCGGCCGGCGGCGTGTGCCTTCACGGAGGCTTGCATGAGGAGCCCGTAATGCCGGACCAGTTGGACGGCTTGGCTATGGGTTTGTTCGCTTGCGTTGGCGAGCCATTGGATGACGTCGTCGCCGTTGGCGATGATGAGTAGCCGGTCGGCGCTCACAAGCGTGGGCCTCGCTGGCGGCCTTGCAGGGTGAGGATCCGGGAGACGCTGTAGGTGCCTCCGGTGATACCGATTACCGTCAGTTCGCTGCCGTTCATGGTGGGGTCGGAGTCGCAGTTGAGGACGGTGTACCGGTCGCCGATCTGGACGGCAGGTGCGTCGGCGGGGATTCGTGCCCGGTAAATGTTGAGGTACTGAATCTGGCTGCCTTGCTCACTACTCGAACTGCTGCCTGGGCGGGTCGATCCGGTGGCGGCGGGGCGGATCATCGAGCGCCCCTGGTACACGAGCTCGGCGTCAGCGGTCGGTGGTGTAAGCAGCAGAGTGGTTTCGTCGAGGATGTCATCGAGGTGGCCTTCTAGGTCGCGGTCGATTCGGCAGGTGGTGTCAAATCGTGATTCGACGGTGATGCGAGGGCCGGTCAGGTTTGGCATGCTCGTCCGGTGGCGTAGTGCTTCAAGATGGTGAGCATCGTGGCGGTGAGGTTTGTCGATGCATCGGCATTGGCGAGAGCGTCGCGGTCGAGCTCGTCTGGGTCGATCGCCTCGAGGAAGGCGGAGATGACCTCGCTCGTGTCGGCGACTTGTTCGACGAGCGCGGCGCCTTCGATGACGCCGGTACCGGGGACGGCGTAGACACGGAGGATGCTCGCTCGGTCGTGACCAACGTACAGCTCGACGCCTTCGATGTTGTTGGTGATGTCGTGGCCGTTGATCTCGATCCGCCCGCCGATCGGATCGGACTGGATGCGGAACGGCACCGGTTCCATCGGTCGAATGGTTCGACTCGGCTGCTTGGCGGGTGGGATGCAGTCAGGCGGCGCGGCGTGGTTCACGCGGCGTGCGTGGCTGACGTGGTGTACGGCCGGTGGCGACGAGTTCGCTGGCGGCCTGGTCGGCGATCGACATGACCGACCGGATCGACGGGGCTTCTTCCGCGTCGACTGCTTTCACGTCGACGCGAGGCAACCATGAGCGGCGACAGTTGGGGTGCGCGATGGGGAACATCTCGGCGGTGGCGAGCGGGAAGACGCGCCCATTCGGTTGGTTCGGGTCGTCGTGGTATTCGAGCCCGCAGTTGGCACCGTCGGCGCATTCCATCGCTTCGACACCGAAGAGCCGCGACTGTTCGATGGTGCCCTGGTTGAACGCGCGGGCGGTGGTGGTGCGAACGTTCATGTAGGCGTACTCGGTGATCGAGTGGCGGGCGCCGTTGCGGTAGATGACGGTGAAGATTCCTGCTTGCGCGGCGCGGGCGGCGAATGCTGCGCCGGCTTGTACTGCAGTGCGTCCTTCAATCAGCGAAAGCGTGGCTTGTTGACGTGCCTCAGATTGGATCCAGGCGCGGGTGTCGCGGCGTACGAACTGGCTGGCGGCGAGCATGTCGGTCCACACGGTGGTAGCGAGCTGTTGGATGGCGGCGAGGTGGGGTTGGGTCCAGGTGAAGCTGTCGCCGAGGATGGCGGCGGCGCGGGCGGCTCCGAGTTGGTAGGCGAGGGGGAGTTGTCCTGCGATCCAGTTGCGGGTGGCTTCATCGAGCTGGTCGAGGAGCGCTTCGATGGTTGCTTGCAGCTGGCGCAGTTGCGCCGCGCGTGGTCGGCTGGTGAGGGCGGCCAGTTGGGCGTCGACGTGTTGTTGGGCGAGCTCGAACATGTTGGTGAGCTCGTCGGCGATGGTTCGTACGGCCGGCGGCTGTGACATCACACGACCTCGACGTTCACGGCCCCGACAGCGCGAGACGGCCGAGCTTCAAGTTCTTCGCGCCCGCGGTCAGTGTCATCACGCGGGCGGCGTATCCGAGCTGCTGTGTCGCTGCCGGGATGTTGAGGGTGTGCTCGGAGACGAGCACGTCGTTGATGTAGAAGCGGACCGACGTCGGCGTGGACCCGACGACGCCGACGGGGACGATGCGCAGCCGGTAGCTCGTGTTCGCCGCGATGGGTTGCGCGGTCGTCGCCAGCCGCACGAACGACCCGTCGCATGTGCAAGTGCGCCACGCAGCGGTGCCGTCGCTGGTCGTGTTGTAGCGGAAGTAAGCGCCTTGGATGCCGGTTCCGGGAGGGTTGGCGTCGGGTGAGGCGGAGACGAGGCCGATGACGTACTGCAGCGACGTGATGGCGGTCGGGTCGGTCTTGACGCGCGCGAAGAACTCGGGCAGCCAGCCCATGCGGCACACAGTGAACGCGGAGATGATCCCGGTGGCGTTGAGCAGCACGGCGCTCGTCGCGTACTGCTGCCAGGGGCTTTCGCCGTCGTCCGCGCTGGTCGGTGTGGTGGTCTGCGTCGGTGCCGCGGCGAGCCCGAACGTGGTGATGCCCGCGACGCCGGGTTGCGGGATGACCTGCGCGAGCGACGACGACGAGCTCGCATCCTCTGTGGCCAACCCGACGGTGAGTCCGATGCCGTTCGCTTTGGCGGCGGCGCGCCACACGGGCATTTGCCCGTCGACGCCGGCGGGGATCTTGGCTGCAAGGTCGGCGCCTGCGCCCACGATCAGGTCGCCGGCGGCGTCCATGATCCCCTGCGGGATGGTGGCCTGCTCGGGGAGGCCGACGAGGACCTGGTTGAGCTCGTCGGCGACCCACTGGCCGCCACGGTTCGACGGGTGGATCTCGTCGTAGGTGAGACCGTTGGGGTCGTCGGGTCCGATCCAGCCGCCGAGGCTGTAGAGGTCGAAGACCTCCCAGCCCATCTCGTCGGCGACCTCCCACATCGTCTGGCGTTGCAGCTGCCAGTGGCGGTCCTGCCACGCGCGGTTCGCTATGACCACGGTTGTCGTGGTGGTCGAGGTGGCGTTGGCGGACATGGTGATCTGCCGGTTCGACTGGACCGACGAGATCGTGGCGCCGCCGGCGATGCCGGTGCCGCTGATGCTCTTCCCGACGTCCTCTGGGCCGAAGTCGGCGGTGTCCGAGATGAGCGTCGGCTGTCCCGACGTGATTTGCGCGTCGGCATACCCGGCCTGTGTCGCTGTCGTGCCGATCGCCCACAGCGGCATGAGCACCACCGACGCCGCTGGCCGGTCGCTCGCGCCACGCTCCTGCGCGTACGAGACGAGCGCCTTCAGGTAGCCCTTGAACATGGCGGGCGTGAACGCGTTGACGCGTTCGTTGATACCGAACTCGACGATGAGCAGGTCGGGGATGAGGTCGAGCGCTTGACGGTTCAAGATGCGCACCGTCTGCGACGACTGTGTCGCCGTGGCGAGGTGCGACATGGTGCACGAGGTCGTCGACTCGACAGACTGGATGCGCGTGTTCGCCGGGATCCCGGTAGGCCCGGTCACGAAGCACCCGACATCGGCCTGCGTGAAGTTCGCGCCCGCTGCTGTCAGCGTGGGCGACCCGCTGGTGATGCTGGCGGTGCCGAGAAGGAACGAGCGCGCGATCCGAAAGCGCAGTGTGCCGCCGGACGGGACGACGCGGTCCAATACGACGCTCGTCGAGCTGTTGCGTGACACGATCTTGGCGACACCGTTCAGCGGCTTGGTGCCGGCAGCCATGCTCGAGGGGAACACGAGGTAGGCGCCAACGTCGGTGGCGACGAAGTTCGCCGTGGCTGACGTGAATGTAGTGGTGCCGTTGCCGACGCCGTCCGCGAACTCGCTGACGTCCGAGGTCGGTGGCTGCCACATGAAGTCGGCCCAGTACGAGTGCGTGTCGCTGGCACCGTCGAACTCCATTGACGTGAACCCGGCGTGGTCGCACTCCCACAGGTGCACGCCGGCGATGCCGTCCGTGTAGCAGAAGAACCCGCCGTCGAAGAACGTTGCTCCCGTCGTGGCGGTGACCTTGACGACGTGTGTGCCGAGCGGCAGCGGCCCGAACGCGGTGTTCGAATCGAACAGGAACCCGGACTGACCCCACGCCTGGTTGGTGTTGACCGTCGTTGTCTTCGCGAACGCTGTGCCGGGGTCGACGTCGATCGTGGTGACGGTGCCGGACCCGCCGCCGGTGGTGAAGAACAGGAAGAACCGGTCGGTGTCGACGGTGATCGTGGCGGTGCCGGCTTGGGCGAGGTAGGCGTTGTGGCGGCCGAGCCCGAAGCCGTAGTCGTTGTTGTCGCCGAGCCCGGTGAGGGTCCACGCGTTCTTGCCGTCCGGGTTCGTCGTGTAGAGCCACCCGGAGGTGTGCTTGGCGGGGATCCATCCGACGCCGCCCAGCCGGAACATGCGCTGGATGGCGGCTCGGAACAGGAACGGCCACCGGTTGTATTCAGAGGTGGCGCCGTAGTGCTCCGACATCGAGTCGCCGACGAGGAGGATGTTGGCGACACCTCCGAACCGGCGTGACGCGAGGGAGGCGCGCCAGCGGCGAAGCGCGGCGCCGCGGATGCGGCGCAGATCTTGGAGGCCCTCGACGAACGGTTCGCCGCGCTGGCGCGGGTGGGCGTTGGTGACGCGCTGGGAGGCGAGGCCGGTGCTCATGCGGTTTGGACGACGCCGGCGACGAGGTTGAGGCCGCCGGAGGCGTCGCTGTACGCCTGGAGCTTCTCGCCGGTAGCGAGCGGCACCCAGATGTCGAGCACGAGCGTGTCGCCCGCTGGGACGGGGACGCCGCCGCAGATGCGGGTCCCCTGCGCGTCGTTGCCGACGGACACGTACAGCTTGCGGTCGGCGCCGGTGGGGTTCGCGGCGAGCAGCTGCTTCACGACGGCGCTCGTGGCGCCGGGGACCGTGTAGAAGTCGGCGGCGGTGCCGGTCAGCGCGGTCGGGCCGACGCGTACCGCGGTGTCAGCCACCTGTCACCCACTTCGAGGTCGACACGTACGAGGGTGTGAGCTCGATCACGTTGCCGGCCGAGTCCTTTTGCGCGAGTCGGTGCGTCGTCGTGGCGAACAGCGAGACGGCGCCGGAGGCAGGCGTCGACGGTGGGGCTTGTTCCAGGATGAGCTCGGCGTCGAGGAGCCGCATGTCAGCCCGTCACCACGACCCGGTAGCCGGCAGGCAGGTTCGCCCCGGATCGGATCGTGACCGTGTTCGTCGACGTCGCCTCCCACGTCACCATCACCGCGTCCCAAGGCGACGCGTTGTTGATCACCTGCACGATCACGTCCCGCGTCCCCAGGCTGTGGGTGACGACCTCGGACGTGGCGCCACCGGTGAGCGCGCCAGACCAGATGCGTGCCACATGCGTGGTGGAGGTCGTGTCGAGGGACAGCTGGTTCCCGGTGCGCACCAACGGCGCGACGACGGTGAGCATGTTCGGCGCCGGGAGCTCGGTGAACACGAGGCTCGACGTGCCGAGCACGATCGACGCGTCCGGTGACGTGAGCATCCAGATCGTGTCGCCGTTCACTGTGCCTTCGCTCACCGCGACGGTGAGTCCAGTGGTGACTTCGGCGTTGGCGTCGGCGTCGGTGGCGCGGGTCGGCGCGCCGGAGGCGTTGACGGTGTACAGGCCGTTCTCTGGCCCGGACGCTTGGTTCTTGATGAGGATCCGGTCACCCGTCGCGAGCGTGACGCCGTCGATCACGCTGCCGTTCTGGAAGCTCGAGGCGAGCGTGCCGGCCCCGGTGGTGGCGGCGCGGACGTTGGCCTTCCAGTCGAGGCCGTTGATGGCGGCGTCGACGTAGTTCTTCGTCGCCGCGTCCTGCGCGCCGGTCGGGTCGGTGACGTTGGTGAGCTTGTGGCTGTTGAGCGACACGTCCGCGGTCGGTGCTGCCATCTGGTCGAGCCGCGAGGTGCGAACCTGGGTGTCGAAGTCGGTGACCCACGTGTGGTCGAGCGCCTTCTTGACGTCGGCGATGATCGTGTTCGCGGCGTCGTTGTAGGTGAAGTCGATCGTCGTTGTGTCGGTGAGCGCAGCACCGATGGCGTCCTGGGCTTGTTCGTCGGTGTAGCCGCCGCCGCCGACGTACACCCAGCCGGAGCCGGAGTAGATGCCGAACTGGCCGAGGGTGGTGTCCCAGTAGATCTGCCCTGCCACCGGCGTCGACGGCGCGGACGACAGGTTCTGGACGCGCGCGTTGCGCAGCTCGTTCTGCAGCAGGTCGATGTAGTCGAGCAGTTTCACGTGCGCTCCTTCAGGAGATGTCGGCTTCGCCGCCCATGGCAACCGGGGCGCCATTGGCGAAGAACTCGATGGTCAAGGTGTTGACGTCGATGTGTGTGACGCGGCCGTGCTGTTCCGCGCCGGTCGAGTCGACAACGAAGATCCCGCCGGGCCGGTAGCCCAGGTTGTGGTTGACGGTCCACAGCGACGCCGGTGTCGACTGGACGTGCCGGTACGCCTGCGGCGCCGATCCGGGCGTGCCAGGTGGCCCTTGCGGGCCCGGGTCGCCCTTGTCGCCCTTCGGTCCGCGGACGCCGTCGGTAACCGTCGCCCGGTTGCTGTTGGTGCGGACGACGACGGTGGTCATCGCACGGTCCCGACACGAAGATGCGCTGGGCCTTCCATCAGGACCTTCGTGGATCCGGTGTCGCTGGTCGCGATGAACCGCCACCATCCGGCACCCCAGTCGCGCAGCACACTGGTCGTCGCGGCGGGGACGATCACGTTGACGATGCCCTGGTCGATCGAGATGAACGGGGTGAGGTCAAGGACCTGTTCGCCGGTGTCGAGGCGTTCGACGGTGGCGGTGGCGTCGGTGATGGTGACTTCGGTGTCGACGTCCCATTCGACGGTGAACTCGAGGTCGCCGCCGTGAGGGACGGCGAGGATGGTGGTGCCGTCGCTGTAGGCGGTCAGGTCGGGGGTGGTGTCGATGTTCGACATGCGTCACCACCACCGCCGGACGAGGAGGCGCCGGCTGTTCGTCGGCCGGACCAGCTGGCCGACGCGGATCGTGTCGGGCCCGGTGCCGGTGAGCTTTTCGAGGCGAGCGATGTCGGCGTCGAGGGCGGCGATGTTGACGCGTGTCGACTGGCTGTAGTCGCCCTGCACGTTGAACGTCTCCGGGTTCAGCTCAGCGTTGACGAGGTCGGCGCGGCGGGCGCGCAAGATCGACAGTGCAGCGGCTTCGACGGTGCCGGTGCGCGTGAACGCTTCTTCGATCAGGTCGGCTGTTGGTTGCGAGCCGACCCATTCGCGGATGGCGTGGGTGACGCTCGCATCGAGCGTCACCGGTCAGCCCTCGACGCCGGCGGCCCGCAACGCGTCGACGATGTCCGCCTTCGTCGCGTCGGACGGGACGTTCACACCGTGGTCGGCGGCGAGCTGCACGAGCTCGGGCTTCGTGTGCTTCCCGAGCCCGTCGTCGACCTGGCCGCCGTCGAGACCGGCGAGCTCCTCGTCGGTCGAACGGTCCTGCAGGTCGAACGTCGTGGACGAGACGGGTTCGAACGCGGCGGGGTTGTCGATCTTGTCGAGCACCTCGGCGGTGACCTGGTTGCCGGGATGGTCGGGCCCGTACCAGACGCCGTCGACGTGCACGTTGCGGGCGAGTTCCTTGGTGTCTGCCATGAGGCCGTGCTCCTTCAGACGGTGGCGATCAGGATGGCGAACGGGTCACGCAGCACCGGCAGCGCGATCGCGGCGCCGGTCGTGAACGTCGCCGCGGGGCGGGTCTCCTGCTCGACGTAGGCGACGACGCCGGGGGCGTCCTCCATCGAGATGACACCCTCGCCGGCGAGACGCATCGCCTCGGGCGTGACGCCGTAGAACGTGGAGCCGATCCCCTGGCCGACGGCGATGAACGACCGGACGGGGAGGACGGGCTGCATCGTGCCGGATGCGTCAGGGAGCATCGTGTCGTAGGTGACGATCGGCGGGAACCCCTGCGAGGCGAACACCGAGGCGATCGTCTGCTCGGACACGACGCCGGGGACGACGCCCATGATCGGCGCCATGCTGCGGATCTGGGCGTTCAACGTCAGGTCGGCGAGCACCTGCGACGAGGTGATGAAGAACGCCGGGTTCCGGCCGCCGTTCGCGGCGCGGTAGGTGGCGAGCCAGGCGCGCAGGTCGATGACCGGCGTGGACGACGCGGTGTTCGACCAGGCGGTCGCGGCGGACACGATCTGGCCGCCGGGGACACCGAAGTTGGCGGTCAGGTTCATGCCGTTCTCGGCGAGCGTCACCGACCCGGTGGACAGCAGTTGGCCGCGGGCGATCTCGATGCGGGCCTGCACACCGCGGACCATCTGCAACGCGTCGTTGTAGATGAGGTCCTCGAGCTGGCTGACCGGTGGCCGGCCGCCGCCGGGGAGGCGGGTGTAGGGGAAGAACGGGACGCCGGGCTCGTTGGTGGGGCCGTTGCGGCGCAGGTTCGCGAGGACGGTCTGCAGCGTCATCTGGTCGCGTTCGCCGAGCCGCTGGGTGAGGCCGAGCGGGGGGATCTGGCCGGCGATCACTGCGTAGCCGGGACGCTTCGCGAACGGCGGAGCGGTTTCCCATGCGCGGTAGCGGGCGACCTGGATGGCCGACGCCGGGACGTTCGTCAGCTCGAACTCGATGTCCATGACCTCGACGTTCGGGAGGACGGTGTCGAGGGTGAGACCTTCGAACCGTTGCTCCCGCACGTAGCCGATGAGGCGCGGGATGTCGAGAACGCTGGTGAGGAACTCGGAGGCCATCTAGCTGTTCTCCTTCGGGGGTGGGTCAGATGAACCGGAACTTCGCGGCGAGGTCCGTCTGGCCCGCTGCGTCGAGACCGTGGTGGGCGGGCAACTTCGCGACGACGACCGCGCCGCGCCACAGGAGCGCCGCGCCGATGTCGCCGGTGGAGTTGCGGTCGTACGGGACGGGCCAGGCGAGGAACCCGACGGCGGTCTGGCGGCCGTCGACCGCGGTGTCGTCGTAGGGGCCGTACAGGCCGCTGGCGGTCACCTTGCCGAGCGTGACGCCGGACGGGATGAACCCGTTGGGGAAGTTGGTGACGAGATCCCACAGGGAACGCTTGAGCGTGATCGACTCGGCGACTTCGAGGTCTTCGCCGCCGTCGGCGAGCCAGCCGGCGTCGTCGCCGCCGTACGTGTAGCGGGTGCGGATGGAGATGTCGCTCACGGGTGGTTTCCCTCCTGTCAGGCGCTGCGCGCGCCGACGACGTTCATGACCTTCAGCGGGTCGCGTTCCTGCTGCTGTTCGCGTTCCTTGCGGGCGAGCTCGCGGCCGGCTTCGATGCCGCGTTGGGGTGTCGTGCCGTTGCCGGGCTTGCCGCCGCCGGTGACACTCGACGGTGCCGGCGGCCCACCCGCTGCACCCGCGCCGGTGTGGCCGGTCGGGGTGAACAGGCCGGGAACGTCGGCCTTCAACGTGTCGATCTCGGCGGTGATGGTGTCGTCGTCGGCGTCGAGGTCGACGTTGACGAGCCGGACGGCGCGTGCGATCGCCTTCTCGGCGGCTTCGGGTTCGAGCCCGGCGCCGACACCGGCGGCGGCGAGCTTGCGTTCGATCTTGGCGGTGAGCCGCTCGCGTGCCGCGTCTTCCTTGATGCGTGCCGCTTCGGCGCGTGCCTCTTCGGCTTCGGTCTTGGCGCGTGCCGCGTCGTCCATCGCCGCCTTGTCCTGCTCGGACTTCTGCGCGGCGAGCCATTCGTCGAACTGCTTCTTGGCGTTGCGTTCGGCGGCGGCCTTCTCGCGGGCGACGATCCGGTTGACCTGCTCCTGCGTCAACGTCACCGCCGTGTTCGTGCCGGTCTCACCGGAACCACCCGCCGACGAACCGGTGTCGCCCGTGCTCGCGCCCGTGGCACCGTCACCGCCGTCTTCGCCGCCGTCGTCGACAGCAGCGCCACGCACGAGCGGAACGATGCGACCGTCGCTGCGGTCGACCCAGTACGGGCGGCCGGCGATCTCGATGCGCTCGATCAGGTTGTCGGCGTGGTCAGGCATGGACGCTCCTCGCGTGCTGCACCCCGCTTGACGGCTACGGGTCGCCGCCCCGACACCACGACTGGATCGGGTCACGGTCCGATGGTCAGCGGCCACCTGTTCACGTGTGGGGATGCAGGTCACGCGTCGGGCTCGTCGTCGGCCCATTCGGCTGCGATGCGTGCACGTTCGACGGTGTCGCCGTAGCCGAGCAGCCCGAGGGTTTCGGAGCCGCGCTGGTCGGGCGCGCAGTTGAGCGCGATGCCGCGCTCGCCGTCCTCGTCGGTGTAGTCGGCGATCAGCACGTACTTGGCGACGATGACGTTCTGCTCGAGCTCGGCGGCGATCACCGCGGCGATCCGCTCGTCGGCACCTTCACGCCACGGCAACGGTCACTCCCCGGGCGGCGTCGGTGGGAGCGTCACCGGTGGCGCAGTCGGCTGCTGCGGGAGCGTGACACCGAGCCAGTCAGCGGCCAGCTGCTCCGAACCGGTCGCGTCAGCAAGGTTCTTCGCGGCCACCGGGTCGTCGGAACGGATCCGGTCGACTTCGTGGTTGGCGTCGTCGATCGACAGGCCACCGGCGACGAGCAGCGCGACACCGGTTTGGTGCGAGATGGCATGCGCGGCGAGCAGCTGGGTGACTTCGCTGACCAGCTGGCTGCGGTCCGACGGAAGGTAGGAACCGAACGCCAACCGTGCCGGCACGACTGGCGCTTCGAGGGTGCCGCCGGCGATGGCGAGGCGTTGCACCATCTTCAACAACAGCGCGTACTTCTGGACGCGCGTGAGGCGCAGCATGCCGACCAGCTGGTTGAACGGACCGAACGCCAACGCCAACGCCACACCCGACGCAGCCGACGCAGCGGGGACGCGGCCGAGGATCTCGGGTGGGACACGAGAGTTGACCGACAGGCGGCCGAGCTGTTCCTTGCCGAGCTCCAACAGCGCGGTGAGCCCGGCAGACAGGTCGACGACGTTCATCTGGCCGTTCTCGCCGAGCTGGAACGCGACCCCGGGACGCACCTCGAGCGTGGGTGGCGCGGTGATGCTGGTGCCGTCGCCCGCGACGAGCGTCGACCCGTTGTTGGGCAGCGTCGCCGATCCAGAGAGGCCGATGACAGGGGCGGCGGCGAGCGCGCTGGCGGCCTGGATGTCGGTGTCGGTGGAGGCGATGTCGTCGAGGATCTGGGCGATCATCGACAGCGCGGAACGCCCGAAGTGCTCGCGGTGCGCCGGCGTGTTCGGTACGTGCACGACCGGCAGGAAGTCGATGCGGAGATCGAGGCGTTGCGCGACGGTGCCGTCTTCGGTTTCGGCGAACCGGATGTCGGGGTGGTGTTCGTCGAAGTCGTTGACGTGGCGGCCGTCGAGTTCGCCGTACGGCCAGGTGGCGTCGGTGAAGTAGCAGGTGACGGTCGAGTCGATGATCGTTCCGCCGTCGTCGACGTTCCACGGGTAGGCGCGCACCAGTCGGCCCTGCGGGTCGCGACGCGTCGACGTGCCGTCCGGCCAGGTTGATTCATCGGGCACGTCGACGACCGGGATCGTGTTGCCGGGTGTGCCGTCGGGGGTCATGCCGATCGGGGCGAGTTCCCACGTGAGCCGGCGGACCCAGCGTTGCCCGTCGTGGTCGACGTACTCCCATGCGAGATGCACTTTGGTGGGGTAGTCGCGCGTGTCGTCGGTGAGGACGGGGAAGTAGAAGCCGGGGTCGTAGATGTCGAGCACGGCGCGGCGTTTCGACGTTGACCACGACAGGACGTAGACGCCGTCGCCGAGGCTGATCGTGTCGCCTTCGGCTTCGACGAGCTTCGCGTCGAGCTGCTCGAGGTCGGCCCACTGGCGCAGCCACTGTTGCCGGTCCCGCAAGGCGGGTTGGTCGGTGACGGCCTGGACCCATTCGTCGACGATCTGGTTGGCGGTGTCCTGCCACATCGTGTGGCGGATCGTGTAGATGCGCTGGTCGAGTGGGCTGGGGTTGTCGGGTTCGACGGGTTCGTCGGGGATCTGGGGTGCGTCGGGGAGGTCGTCGTCTGCGCCGTCGACGACGATCTCGACGTTGTCGCCGAGCACGCCGGCCATCACACGGTCGACGATCAGGTCGGCGTCGCCGTATTCGCGATGGTCGGATTGCAGGTTGTCGATCAGCCCGGTCGTCTGGTCGCCTGCGAGCACGGCGGGGAGGAACAGGCGGGCGATGTTGTGCCGGTACGCGGCGAGGATCGTGTAGGCGTCGAGGCGGCGGCGGTGGTTGGCGGGCACCCAGATGGGGGCGAGCGTGGGTGGGACTGTGCTGCGGCCGTCGTCGACGTACCGCTTGTGTGACAGGGGTGACCAGGCGTCGATGATGGGCCGGTCGTTGAGCACGCGACACCGTGTGCATCCGGGACCGGCGGGTCGGGGATGCGGACTGTGGCTGGGTCCACAGCACGGCTCCCTTCGGGTCGAGCGCTCGTGCTGCCGCCGACACGGGAGCCACGGTCCTGTCCCACCATCGCCTCACTCCACTGCTGCTGTTGGTCTTGCTGGTTGTCGGGTGCGGTGGTCGTGGGTCGCCACCGGTGGTGGTGCGTGCGGGGTCGGTGGGTGGGTTCCCGCCGGTGTGGACGAGTTCGCCGGCGATCACGACGTCCACGTCGACGTCGACGACGTCGACGACGGTTGCTGCTCGGCCGGCACGGTCTCCCTCCCTTGCACCAGCCCGGTCGGGCAGCACACCGACCTACACCGGCAATCCCGCCGGGCAGGTGAACGGCTATCCGTGCGGCGGGGATCTGCCGCCGTGCTGGGTGTTGGCCCGTGAGTCGGGTGGTGATCCGACGGCGCAGAACCGTCACTCGACGGCGTCGGGTTTGTGGCAGGACCTGGATTCCACGTGGGGTGGCTACGCCGGTTACTCGCGTGCCATGTACGCCCCGGCGAGTGTGCAGAACGAGTTCAACCGAAGACTGTGGAACGGCGGGCGAGGGTGCTCTAACTGGAACGCTTGTTGACCGGCCACGTTCCGTACTGGTTCGTTACCGTCTCCCCCGCATGCAACTTGTGATGATCCGATGCGGTCATGAGCTCGAGGTTCTCGAGCCGGTTGTCGGCCTTGTCGCCGTTGATGTGGTGGACGGACTTGTCGCCGACGTCGAGTCCGGCTTCGTAGAGCACCAGGCGGTGTTCGTACACGTAGCCGGTCGAGTCGGCAAGCGGGTGCCCAGGGCGCCAGACGCGCACGTAGCCGTGCCGTCCCTTCGTGATACGCCCTGACCCATACGACGGTCGCCGAGTTGCTACTGGGTCGCCGTGTGCGGTCCATCGTGCGTAGTGCTTGCCGCACCATCCGCGTGCGACGGCACGCGCGGTGCAGCCTTCGATTGAGCATGGTCGCGGCTTGCGGCGACGAGCATCACCGGCCGGCCCGGGGTCGCCGTTGCGTCGCCATCTCTCGTAGTGCGCCGAACACCATCCCCGAGTTCGAGCGGGCTTCGGGCACCCGTCGACGGCGCACTCCACACCGACGATCGTACCAGTTTCTATGGTCTATGTGGGCGGTCAGCGTCGACCGTGCAGCCGGCCGTCCCGGTACGGCACGCGCGCCAACACACCACCCGACGGCGGCGTGTAGTAAGCGAGCAAAATGGCGTCACCGTCATCCGGTGAACGCCCGAGACGGCGCCGCACCTGATCCTTCTCCTCGATCTGGATCCGGTTGTTCTTCGTCTCGAACCACCGCGGCGCCGCCAGATCAGCCAGCGTCCGTTCGTCGCACTCCGACAAATCCCATCCACTGTTGCGCGCCAGGTCGCGTCCGTTCCACCACAGCTCGGCGCGCACGTTCACGAACCGTGCCGGGTCACCGGCGGCCGCACCGAACGTCACGTCGTGCACGTCGACCGGCCAGCGCACCTCGCGCCGCAGCCGTGCGCGCAGCGACGCGGACACACCGAACCCGATGCCGCCGAAGTCGATCTTGATGCTCGACGCCTCCACCTCGCGGACCACACCGATGATCGTGTCGACGATGCGTTCGCCGTCGGTGGTGTTGACACGGGTCGGTGTGCCGGCGCGAGGCCCGAACCGCGGGTAGATGACCGTGAGGTCCTGGCCGCCGCCGACGTCGACGCCGAGCTCGACCGGCACACGCAACACACCCACTTTCTCCGTCGCCCCGGGGCCGCGTGACGCGTGCAGCAGCGACCATGGGAGGACACCGTCGGTGCGGTCGGGTGGGAACAGCCCGCGCACCTTGGACAGGAACTGGGGTGAGTCTTCGCCGTAGTCGGCGATCGCCTCGTCGACGGACGCTTGAGAAAGCAGGTCGGAGTCGGGTGGGACCGGTTCGCCGGTGAACTTGGGGGTGTCGTACCCGTCGATGTGGATGGCGTGCCAGCCGTCGCTGTTGCAGCGCCGGTGGAACGGGCTGCCTTCGTAGTCGGGGTTGCCGATGGCGAGGACACGGTCGTGTTCACCGGTGGTGGCGCGGCCGATCGCTTCCCACAGTTCTTCGCTGATGCCAGACGCTTCGTCGACGATGACGAGGACACCGTCGGGGCGGTGGGCCCCGAAGAAGCCGGTGGCGTCCTTGTCGGGGGGTTTGCGGCCGTAGCCGAGCATGGTGTCGCCGTCCCACCATTCGGTTTGGTTGACGCGGCCGGGAAGTTGGCCTTGGCGGTGGGCTTTGCCGATCTCTTGCCACAGGACGGATCGGACCTGGTCCCAGGTGGCGCTGGTGGAGACGAGCCAGGCGCGGCCGATGGGTCGGGTGTCGATCCACCAGCAGCCGGCGCGTGCGGCGATGAAGCTTTTCCCGGCAGCGTTGCACGAGTGGACGATGGTGCGGCGGTGATCGACGACGGATTGGAGGATCTGGCGTTGCTTGGACCAGACGCTTTCGTGAAGGCGGTCTTCGACCCAGCCGGCGGGGTCGTGGGTGTAGGGGTTGGGTGCGGGATCGACCCGGTCGAGGAAGTTGCGCCAGGCGAGCTCGTCGAGGGTGCTCATGCGGCGTTGATGGGTGTGGCCCAGCCGCGGCGTTGCGCGGCGTGGCGTTCGCAGAACTCGAGTTGGATGGGGCCGTAGTCGTCGGTGATGGCGAGGAGGATGAGGGTGGTGCCGGGTTGGCAGCAGTCGGGTGCGGCGCAGACGATCAGGTTGGCGCACGCAGCGTTCATGGTGGACAGTCGCAGCCCCACACCCACGACGCTTCGTCCACTCGGGTCGGCGTCGGGATGCGTTGCATCGGACGACCGCATCGTCCGCATGAGGGGATCGATGAACGATCACGGGTGAACAGGTCACGCAACCTGGCCATTGCAGCGTTGAGCCACTCCACGGCTGGCACGAGCTGCTCCTCGAACGCGTCGCGCAACTGCAGCAATGCGAGACGTTGCACAGCGGCGGGCGAATCGGGAAGCCCGAGCATCATGCGACCTCGATCGTCACCCGGGACCCATGCCCCGCCAACCACTGCTCCAATGCGTCACGCACACGGGCGACACCGTCGGCGAGCACGTCCGGGTCGATCTCGTCACCACTGATCACCAACGTGACGGTCTCGCTGGTCGACGCCGGCGGATGCGGCGCGGCTAACGGTGGGTCTGCGGCGCGCTCACCGCTCGGCGCACCCGCAGTGGGCCGCGTTCGCTGCGCCGGGTCACCGTCGTGGAGTTCGCGGCGGGTGCGTTCCTCGTCGCGGATCACCTGCCGCAACACCGACACCGACAGTCCCTCGCGTGCCGCCACCTCGAGCAGGCGCATCTGGTCGTCGGGGTCGAGGTGAGCGACGTTCTCGTGATGCCCGAACGACAGATCCTGTCGCCGCCGTTCCAACGGGACGCGGCGGCACACGGACGCAGCGTTGGCGACGGTGCCGGACGCAAGGTTCAACGCGTCGGCGATCACGGCGGCGCGTGCGCCGTAGTGGTCGGAGCCGTACAGCATCCAGTCGCCGATGATCCACCGCAGATTGCGGTCCTGGCGTTCCAACGCTTCCCCGAACGACGCCCATTCGTCGATGGTCATCGTGTCGTTGAACGTCGCGCCGACCGGGGTGAGCGACGCGCGCATGTCGACGGCGGGCGTGTGGTTGTCGGTGAGGGTCATGCGCTGCTCCTTCGCTGCTCGAACTTCTGGTCCGCCCCGTACATCTGCACCGCGAACGTGCACGCCCCACACCGGCAGCCACGCGCATAGGTGACCCGACGGCCGTGAGTCGCGCCGGGACCGTTCCGGTCCAACGCACCGGTCCCGGTGCCGTCCAACGCCGCGAAATGCTTGCGCACTGCACGGCACCACCGGCAGCCGCACACCTCCGGCAACACGACCGGGTCGTGCGTGGCATGCGGGAGGGCGCGGCCGAGGTAGCGGCGGATGTCCTCGCCGGCGCCACCCCAGATCCCGCCGTCCTCGTTCCGCCCCAACGCATCAACGAGACACTCGAGCCGCACCGGGCAGCCGGCGCAGATGGCTTTGGCGGTGGTGGCGTGGTTGTCGGGGTCGTCGAGGGTCGGGAACCACAGGTTCGTGTCCGCACCCGCGCACGCTGCCCGCCGTGCCCAGCTCATGCTGCGCCTCGTTCCGACAGCACGCGTGCTTCGACCACCTGGCGGACCAGGCCGGGCACCTCTACCTGCTCGAGCTGGGCGAGGCCGGCTTCGGTGACGCCGCTCGTGTGCAGCATGCGCCGCACCGAGTCGAGCACCGCCGCGACGACGGCGTGTTGGACTTCGACGAGCTGGGTGGCCATCCGGTCGGCGAGCTGGACGCGGTGTTCTTCGACGCCGGCGTCGCGGCACAGCTTGCAGAACCGCACGAGCCGGTCGCGTTCCTCGTTGTACATGACCACCCACACGTGCGGCGCCGCCTTCCAGTTCGCCGGGTCCACACGTCCCGCCAACGCCCCGCCGAGCTCCGACCGGTCGATGTCATCCGGGTGTGGAGGCTCGCCGTCGACACCCTCGAGCTGTTGGGTGTCGCCCTGGTCGACATAGCCGGGGTTGAGCGTGGCGACGAGGTGGCGGAGGATGGCGACGTTGGCGGCGGCTTCGCGGACCTGTTGGAGCATGGCTTCGGCGGGGTCGACGTCGAGCTCGCCGCCCAACTGCAACTCGCGGATCGCCCGGTCGAACGCGATCGTCCGTGCCGCCGCCGCCTTCACCTGCGGGGCAGACCCACCATGCATGATGCACACGGTCGCCCCGATCACCGGGCGCCGACCGCATTGCCGCCCCGAGCTCTTCGCGTGCGCCTGGCAGAACTGGGGGTCGTGGACCACGCCGCAGCGGCTGCAGAGCCGCACGGTGACGTCACCGGCCGGGCTCACGGTGAGGTCCTTGTGGGCGGCCGGTGACCATGGGGTCGAGGGTGGTTGGCAGCCGACCTCATGGTGGCTTCGACCGGTTCACGACGTCGTGAAGTTGTCCGGGTGGTCGGGTGGCTGGTTTGGGGTGCTGGTGGGTGAAGGTGTGTGACGTGTGTGACGGTTCTGGTGGGGGGTGAGTTTTTGGGGAAGAGGAGAGAGAGTTTTTTCCGACCCTCCCCTGATGTGTCACACACGTCACACACCTTGGGGGTGTGGCGGCGTTTCTGCTGGTCAGCGGGGTTGGAAGGTGTGTGACGCGATGTCGCGCACGTGTCGCACACGTCGCACACCTTGTGGATAACGGGGGAAGGTGTGTGACACGCGCGACAGGTGTGTGACGGCGTGTCGCGCACCTTCTCAGACGAGCCGTGCAGCGGCATTGCCGGTCTCCTCGAGCAGCTGGGGGTGGGCTTCGAACACGGGGTTGGGGCGGCTGCTGCCCTTCCAGCCCTTGTCGATGGGCCGGATGTGACCGGTGGACTCGAGGCGGTCGAGAGCGGGTTCGACGTCTTCGATCTTCGTGTAGCTGTTGCGGCCGCGGATGCCTTGCATGACGTCGCGTCGGGTGAACCGGTCGGGTTTCTTGGTGCGGATCCAGCGGAGGATGCGTTCGGCGCCAGCGAGGTCGGCGCCACCGTTGGCGAGGACGGCTTCGGCGTGGGCGAGCCAGTAGTCGCCGATGGTGAGCGCGGCGTCGATCGTCGCGGGTTCGATGGGTTCGCTGGGGCGGTGTTGGTTGGCGAGGTGGAGGAGCCCGGCGAGGCGGGCGACGGACCCGGCGATCTTGGGTGCCCAGGAGGCGAGGTGGGCGTGGGTGCCGTCGCCGGCCAACTTGGGTTCGAGCTGTTGGCGCCAGTCGATGAACCGGTCGGCGGCCTGGTGGTGGTAGTGGAGGTCGGCGGGGACCTGCCAGGAGTGGAGGCGGTGGCCGAGCTCGAGGACGTGTTGTTCGTAGGGGGCCATGGTGGTGAGGGGGCGGGTGTCGAGGGCGCGGCGGTGGTCGCGTTGGCCGACGAGGTCTTTCGGCCAGGCGTGCATGAAGCGGGGGACGAATCCTTTGGCTTCGAGCTCGGGGTTGCGTCGGAGTGTGGCGATGGCGATCGGTTGGACGGTGATGCTGACGGTGAGGAGCGCTTCGGGTACCCGTACGGCGGTTGCGGGGCTGCCGGAGCCGCCTTTGCGGTCGACGATCACTTCGTCACCGGACCAGCCTTTCAGCAGGACGCTGACGTTGGGTCGTTTCGAGTAGGAGCCGAGGACGACGTCGTAGAGGTCGGCTTCGGTGGAGACGATGGCGATGCGGCCGTTGTGGCGTGCGAGGAGCACGGCGAGCATTTCGGGGGTGACGTCGGAGGCGAGGAGCCGTGGTTCGGGTTGCGGTTCGATCGACTCGGCCTGCTGCAGCGCCGCCCATGCTTCGGTGACGGCGTGCTGGTCGTCGCTGTTGGCGGCCTTCTCGGTGAGCTTGCGTGCTTTGCGTTCGGCGATGGCGCGTTGGTGTTCGGCTTTGCGGCGGTCCTGGTCGGATTGTTCGAGCAGCTCGTTTTCGAGGCGGCGGAGGGGGGCGACCATGTACCTGTCGGCTGGGCTTTTGCCGGCGCCGGAGGGCATGACGGTGGCGAGGTAGAGGTTGGCGGGTTCGGTCCACGTGTTGGTGACGTGGATGCGGGCGTGGCCCATGGCGACGGTGGCGAGCACGCCGAGGGCGAGTTGTGCGCACAGGTCGGGTGGGACTTGGAGGCGGTCGGCGACGGCGTCGCAGTGGTCGCCGATCCAGGCGGGGAGCATTTCGAGCGGGAACGGCGGGGTGTGAACGTCGACCAACGGTTGAGGGTCCGCCCACGCTTCTGTGGCGGGCTGGTCGGCCCACGACACGTCCGGTGCGCCACGCGGCGGACCGTCCTTGAGTTGCCGTGCGGCGCGTGCTGCGGCGGTCTGGTCGCCGTGGTGGTCGAGGAGGGCGTAGAGCCGGAAGGGGGTGAGGCCGTGGGGGTCGCCGGGTTCGGTGACGGGGAGGCCGGGTGTGGGGGTGTAGACGAACAGGCAGCCGTGGCGGACGGTGGCGGAGTGGGCGTTGGTGGCCTGCGGGTGCCGCCATCGTTGCCCGTCGCCGTTGGCGTGCCCGACCCGGCTCCATCCGTGGCGTTCGAGGAGCTCGTCGACGGTGTGGGTGGCGGTGTACCAGTCGGCGATCGAATCCGGATCACCCGCCGGCCGCCCCGCCGGCGCCGATGACACCGGGGCTGGTGGGCGGAGCAGCGTCTCGAGCTCGGCGGGCATCGCCGCGACCGGAGCGTCCGGGCCGGTCTTCCACGTGTACGGCAGCCCGGTGTCGGGGTGCGGTGACGGCGGGAGGATCGTGTACCGGTGGTTGCGGTGCAACAGGTCGATGCCGGCGGACCAGCCGCCGGTCGGTGTCGCGTGGCCGTGGCCGCGTTGGCGGGCCCATTCGTCGAGACCTCGAACCGATGGGCGTTCGAGGGTGGTGGTGAACCAGACGTGCCCGCCGCCGTCGCCGCGGCCGGAGTGGTGGGCGCGGGTCGACGGGATGCCGAGCTCGTGTTTGATGGCACGCCAGGTGTGGTCGCCGCCGTGGCGGACGTCGACGTCGACGAGCACGACACCGGTGGGGAGACGGTGGCAGATGAGCGCGTCGGGCCAGCGTGTCCACCAGGCGGTGACGGTGGCGGGGTCGGCGGTAGCGTCGAGGGCGCCGTGTTCGACGAGCGGGGCTTTCGTGCGGGGGTTGCCGGGGAAGATCTCCCATCCCGCGGCGGCGTACGCGACGGCAGCCTCGGTGAGCGTGGACGGCACGACGAGCGTCACCGGTGTGCTCGTCCCATGAGCCGGCCGAGCGCCTCGACGGCGTCGACATGATGGTATTGCACGCGGCGGCGGGCGTCCTGCAGCCGCCGGCCGAGCTGTTGCGCGTCGTCGAAGCAGCGTTCCGTCAGGTTCGCTTCGCACGCAGCGCGCACGGAGCCGACGTACCGGACGCGGGCACGACCGTCGAGACCGTGGTCGGCCGCCCACGCTGCCGCTGCCGCCTCCGCGTGTTCGACGCCGGCGTCGACGATCGCCGACGCCATGCCGACGATGTCGTCACCACGCAGATGCCGCAGGTACCAGGCGAGCAGGTGCGCCCGTTTGCCGGTCGTCTCGACGGGCGGGTGGTGCAGCTGGTGGTGGCAGTCGGGGCACAGGTCCGGCTCGTCGTCGAAGAGCAGCTGGCCGCACGCCCAGCAGCCCCGCCAAACGACACGGGTGTGATTCGCTGCGGGGGCGGCCTGTAGCGGGAACCGGATGACATCACCCACCGGCTACCTGCCCGACCGGATGAGGCGGAGCGAGTCGACACCGTCGACCAGGGCACGCTCCACATGACCGCCGCGAATCAACTGGCGCAGCAGATCCCGGGCGCGGATGCCGGCGCCGGCGGCGATCGCTGTCGCATCGTCGCCATGCTTGCGGCCGTCGTGCCGGTACCCCCTGCGTGCGGCGATCCAGGCACGGTGGCGTTCACCGTTCCGGTACGCGACACCGGGCGGCACCACACGAGCCGCCGTCTCGATCACGTCGACGCGTGGATGCCAGTCGCCGTCGGCGAGCAGCTCGAGGATGGTCTTGGTGACCGGGGAGCGTGGCGCGAGACGCGGCACGGCCGCTACTTCCACTGGCGCTGCAGTTCGGCCAGCGTGGCGTCGATCCGTTTGCGCACATCCACCAGCTGCCGTCCCAACGAGGCGGCCTGGTCTTTCGACGCGCACCCGGCGGTCACGTCGATCGGGTCGCAGCCGCCCAAAAGGCCGATGGCGGTGAGCATGCGGGCCCGTGCGGTCGGCGGCCGCCTGGTGGTGTCACCCCCGGCTTTGCGTTGGATGCTTTCGCGCAGCCGGTCCGTTTCGGTGGCGACGAGGCGGAGAGCGTCCTGGTCGGACCGGCAGGCGTTCACCTTCGACACGAACTCCTGCAGCTCGGTGCTTGCCATGCCGGTGGCGATCACCAGCTTCGACGCCTCACCGAACGCCGGGTCGGAACGGATCCCCGCGAGCCGCGCTTTCGCGTACTTCGGCAACGCCGCGAACCCGCCGATGCCCATGGTCCGTGCCCGCCGTTCGGCGCGCACCGCGAACTGCATCGTCTGCACCTTCCCGACCGTGATCCCGACGCATTCGCAGGCGGCCGCCTGCGTCCAGCCGGTGTCGATCAGATGGATCGCCTGCGCCACCCGCTCGTCGTCCGACGGTGGGAGACCGTGGCGCCGGTTGTCCTCGTACATCAGGCGGGTCGCCGTCTCCGGCTCCGCGTCCACCACGTACACCGGCAACGTCGAGCGTGCCGCTTTCACTGCTGCCGTGTACCGGTGGTTGCCGCCCAACAGCATCGGCTTGCGACGCGGCCTCGCCAACGCCAACAGCGGCGGGAACCGGTCGCCGCGCTCCATGTCCGCCGCGTACCGCTCCACCACGTCCGCGTCGAGCGCCTCGAGACGCGCCTGATTCTCCAGCGATGCTTTCTGGTCGATGGCGTCGAGCCGCATGTCCGGATGGAACTGGAACGTGACGTGCAGTCCCGCCAGCCAGGCTTCGGTGCGCAGGTCGCGTCCGTCGACGTCGAGGTCGGGCCGGTCGTCGGTGATCGTCATGCGGGTCTCCTGTTCACGCGGTTCTCATGCGCTGGCCGCGTCGTCGACCCCCCGGGGGGGGTACCGCCCTGGTGTCGGCGCCGGCGTCGAGCCAGCGTTGAACCTTCTTGGTGTTGGCGCCGAGCTCGGCGGCGATCTCGTCGATCCGCCAGCCCTGCCGCCACAACACCAGCGCACGGTCGGCGCGCCACGAGTCGTCGAACGCTTCTTCCGGTGCGGTGCATCGCACACCCAGCTGGCGGCGCAGCCGGCGACGTTCGTGTTCGCTGGTGCCGCCCCACACGCCGTGCTTCTCGTGCAGGATCCCCCACTGGCGGCACTCCAACAGCACCGGACACTGCGCGCAGATCGCGATCGCCGCGGCGTGGCTTCCGCCCCGGCCCGGATAGAACAGCTCGGCCGGCTGGTCACGGCACGCGCCCTGCGCGCGCCACGGTGGCCCCAGCAGCTCGATCACGACGCGACCGCCGTTCGTTGCGCCAACCATGCCTCCAACTGCGGTGGGAACGTGTTGTCGGACCGCAACCGGAACACCGGCAGGCCGAGCACATAGGCCCGGTCCGTCTCGGCGTCGGCACCGACGGATTCGCCGGCGATGCGCACGACGGCATCGCAGTGTTCGAGGACGTCGAGGTCGCGGCGGTACCACACGTTCACGTCCGGTTGCGGTGACACGAGATGCCAGGTGATCGACAGGTGCGGGACGAACACGGCGCAGCCGTGCGCGTCGAGGCGGTCGGCGACGAGGCAGGCGCGGTGCACGTTGATGACGGGGTCGGGATGGGTGTACGGGCCGGCGACGTAGACGAGCGGCTTCACGAGAACGTCTCCCCGCCTTCGAAGTCGGGGTGCTGCGACTTCATGTGGCGAGCCACGTTCACAAAGGAGCGGTGACAGCACGGGCATATCCCGTTCGCGATGCGCTTCTTCGTCTTGGTCAGCTGGCCCTTGGTCGCGCGGTGGCTGGCCTGCTCCTGGTCGAGCTCGGCGAGCAGCGACGCGCTGCGCCGCTCTTCACGCCGGAGTCGTTCGCGGAGTCGCTCCGCCTCGCCCTTGCCTGCCGGGACGTACGAGTGCCCGAGCGGGCAGTAGATGTCGACGACGCGCTCGCCGTTGTCGTGCTGGCGCTGCTGGCACTCGGCGAGCTCTTCGGGGACGGCGTGGCGCATCCCGCACCAGCACACCATCACGGTCAGCCGACCGCTGTAGGTCATTTGCGTCATGCTGTGTTCCCCTTCGGCATCGGTCCTCCCGTCGCGCGTTCGTCGAGTAGCAGGTCGAGTTGTTCGACGAACGCGACGTACTCGTCTTCCTGTTCCGACGGGATCGCTTCGCCTTCGTCGCACGCGGTTTTGTGCCAGGCGGTCAGGTAGGCGTCGAGCCATTCCATGAGCGCATCGTCACGGTCCACCCCCGCCGCCCACGCCGCCGCCCACGCCGCCTCCGCCCCCGCCGCC